GGCACTTAATTTAGGTTTCTCTGGTTTCCGAAGAGGCTCTTATGACTTCTACAAGTCTGACTTCAGATACTTAAATGACAAAGCTACAAGAGGTGGTATTAACGATGCTGCTGGAACTGGTGCTATCAGAGGGGTTATGATTCCTGCTGGTACTTCTTCAGTTTATGACCAAACTGTTGGACAAAGCATTAGACGTCCTTTCTTGCACGTAAGATTTAGAGCTTCACAAACTGATGACCGAAGAATGAAAACTTGGGTTACTGGTTCTGTTGGTGCTGCTACATCTGCTTTAGATGCAATGCAATTACACTTCTTAACTGAAAGATGTTTAATTACTCAAGGTGCTAACAACTTTATGTTAATGAAGTAAGCACTTTTTATATTAAAAGACCGGGGCTTCGGCCTCGGCCTTTTATTTTATTAATTTTATTATATATTATATTATGGCAAAGAAAACAAAAAAAGAAGAGGTAGAGGTACCTGTTGTTGAAACACCAATTGTTGAAACACCAAAACCTAAAAAAGTTGAATCTAAAAAGTCTGATTGGGAAATAAAAGACAGAGTGTATAATTTAAAAGGTAACAAAAAACCTATATCATATATGCTAAAAACATCAGATATATATTGGTTTGACGAAAACAAAGGCTACGAAAGAGAGTTAAAATACTGTATGAATCAAATAACATCTTTTGTTGATGAAATGAAAGGAGATCAAAGATTATCTCATATAGTATTTAGAAACGGTAGTTTGTATGTAGAAAAAGAAAAAACTGTATTGCAAAAATTACTTTCTTTATACCACCCAGGAAAAGATAAAATATACACAGAGTATGAACCTGTTAAAGTAGCTATTAATGAAATTGAGTGGTTAGAGCTAGAAGCAGATGCAATATTAATGGCTAGACAACTAGATATTGACATGGCTGAAGCTATAATGCGTGTAGAAAAAGGATCTGAAGTAACTAAGATGAGTTCTAAGGAGCTTAGAAGAGATCTGTTGTTGTTTGCGCGTGCAAACCCAGCTTTGTTCTTAGAACTAGCTTCTGATGACAATGTACAGCTTAGAAACTTTGGTATTAGAGCTGTTGAGCTTGGAATTATTAAATTATCTTCTGATCAAAGAAACTTTTTATGGGGATCTAACGATAGAAAAATAATGACAGTACCATTTGATGAGCACCCATACACTGCTTTAGCGCATTGGTTTAAAACTGATGAAGGTATGGAAATATATGCAAATATAGAAAAAAGATTAAATTAATCAAACTGTAGAAGTAATCGCTCTACGGGGCGATTACAACTACAATTATAATAATATGAAATCAAAAGGCTTAGGCGATACAATAGAAAAAATAACAACTGCAACAGGTGTAAAGAAATTTGTACATAAAATAACAGGCGGCGGATGTGGTTGTGAAAAAAGAAAACAAGTGTTAAATAAGGTTTTTCCTTATAAAAAAAATAAATAAATGGTAAGTGTAGATACTGTATATCAAAGAGTTTTAGCTTTAGCTAATAAAGAGCAGAGAGGTTATATATCACCTATAAAATTTAATTTGTTTGCTAACCAAGCTCAAATGGATATATTTGAACAATATTTTTATGATAGAAACCAGTTTGGTAGAGTTTCTGGAAACAGTACTATGTATGGTGATCCTGTAGACATACTAGAAGAAAAAATAGAAATATTTCATACACAAGAAACCTTAGAAGATAATACTAATCCTTCTAATATTTTTAATTTAAACGACTTATCAAACACTTACTATAGACTAGCAAGTGTACTTCACGAAAATGTTAAAGTAGAAAAACTAGTATATTCTAAATACTGTTTAGTTTCTAACTCACCTTTAACAGCTCCAACTAAAACAAGACCGGTGTATTTTTTACAAGATACAACAATTACAGCAAGCCCTGAGACTGTAACTTCTATAGACGTAAACTATATAAGAAAACCTGCAGACGTTAACTGGTCTGGTATTAATGTTAATGGTAGTTTAGTTTATAGTGGTAATGGAACTAACTTTGAGTTACACGTTTCTGAAGAAACAAAACTAGTTGTAAAAATATTACAATTAGCAGCTATAGAAATGAAAGACGATGGTTTAGCAGCTTTAGCTCTAAGAGAAGATAATAAAAATATTCAACAAGAAAAACAATAATTAAATGGGAATATTACAAGAAACACCTGAAGAATACTACGACAGAAATACTTTTGGTCAATATCAATTTGTTTCTTTATCAGATATAATAAATCAATTTTTAATAGTATATGTTGGTGAAGAAAAAATAATTAGTAAAACTAATAGAACTGATGTTGCTTTTCATGCACAAAGAGCTTTAGCAGAATTATCTTTTGATACTTTAAAATCTGTAAAATCAGAGGAGATAACTCTTCCACCTTCTTTGAATATGGTTTTACCTCAAGATTATGTTAACTATACTAAAGTTTCTTTTATTGATAGCTCTGGTATAAAACGTAGATTATACCCTACTTTAAATAATACATCAAATCCAAGAGCGTATTACCAAAATTCAGATGGAGATTTTAAAATAGAACCCGTTGCTACGTTAACAGATGGTAGTAATGTTGTTGTGTTAGATGATGATTATAGTGGGCTTTTAGTTCATGGTATGAGAGTTACTGGTTTAAATATACCTAGTGGTAGTCACATACATAACATAACAACAACTGCAGGTATAACTTCTATAACATTAGAAAATAAAGATGGTACAGCAGATAAAGCTGCTACAGCTACTACAAATCAACAAATAAAAATAAGTAGATTTAATTTTTTAGGCCCTGGTAGAAGAATAGCTTATCAAACATTAGTTGAAACAACAGCCACTGCTATAACTGATGATTTAACAAACCCTACAGTTGTAAACGTCGCAAGTGTTGAAAACATTAAAGAGGGTATGTTTATAAACCATCCTGCTTTTGTAAATAATAATGATGTTGACGATGGTAATAGCGCTATACAAGTTATAGGCGTAGGTACTTCTACAGTTGAACTTTCACACCCTGTACACGTTAATCACTCAGTAGCTATTAACGATACAATAGGTTTTGTAACTAATAACACAGATTCTAAAACTTGGGACAACTATAAATCTCATAAGCCTTCAGAGAATCAACAACACGATTATGACTATGATGACCATATATTTGAAGCTAACGTAGGTAGAAGATACGGTTTAGAGCCAAGTCATGCTCAAGACAATGGCTCGTTTTATTTAGATGAAATAAGAGGTCTAATAAACTTTAGTTCTAACTTAAGTGGTGAAACTATAGTTTTAGATTATATAAGTGATAGTTTAGGTAAAGACAGCGAGATGCAAGTGCATAAATTTGCTGAAGACGCTATGTATAAAAGTATAATGCACGCAATATTATCTACAAAATCAAATACTCCAGAATATGTAATACGTAGATATAGAGATGAAAAGTTTGCAGCTGTTAGACAAGCTAAGTTAAGATTATCAAATTTAAAAATAGAAGAGCTAACGCAAATATTAAGAGGTAAGTCTAAACAAATAAAACATTAATTAAATGCCTGAAATAAAAAATACTTTTATCAAAGGTCGTATGAACTTAGACCTTGATGAACGTTTAACTCCTAATGGTGAATATAGAGAAGCTTTAAATATAGAAGTTAGTACATCTGATGATTCAGATATAGGTACAGTTCAAAATATAGCTGCTAATCAAAGCGTGATGTTTCCTTCAAATTTAGCTAACTCACCTGGCGTTAATACTGATTTAATATGTATAGGTTCTATATCTGACGAGAAAAATAATTGTTTGTATTGGTTTGTAACGGCAGATATTGTAACTAACACTGGTTTAAGTACTATTATAAAACATGATTTAGATGCTAATATTTTTACACCTATAATAATAGATACTAACAATAGTGTTTTACAGTTTAACAGTAATATTAATATAACAGGTATAAATGTAGTAGATAATTTTTTATTTTTTACAGATGGTGTAAATGAGCCAAAAAAAATTAACATAAAAGATTTTGAAGAAAACGCACATACTTTAGATTTTACTACTACAAGTAATTTTTTTGTTAACGGTTTAAGCACAGGAACTGTAACAAAAGAAGATATTACTGTTATAAAGAAAAAACCTACAAAACCACCTGTTGTAGAGTTAATAAAAACTACAGATGTTGACGATATTAATATTTCTAACGCTACAATACAGCCTTTTTCTTTTGATGGCGTAAGCGTTGGTGATACTATTACTATTAAGTTTGATTTAGAAATGTTTGTTGTAGTTCAAGCAACCGACAATGCAGGTATACCAAGTGATGTTGTAGCATATGCAACATACGAAGACATAGCTGGCAACACTTATCAACTAGAAGAAATACTTGACGCAAACGGTGTTGGAACAGGAACCTATACAGCGCCTGAGTTGGTAGACAATACAGGGTTTGGTTTAGGTGATTTTGTATCTGTAAGAGATGCTAAAGGTATTGTTTTTCCTACAGACTCTGTTGTAATTCTTAGCGACCCTGCTTCACCTGGGTCTTTGCCTAACAACGCACAAGTTAGACTAAAGTATAACAGTAAAATCATTACTGGTGGTTCGCCAACTCCAATAATTGATACTTCTGGTAACTATACTACTTTTGCAGGTACTCTAGCTTCTAGCGGTCTTGTTGCGGAAGTTAGTTTTACTGTTTTAAGCGTAGATAATACTTTACCTTCTTCACCTATAGCTTTTGACTACATGATAGAAGCTGATAAAGATGTTTTATTTGAAAAAGATTTTGCTAGATTTGCTTATAGATATAAATATAAGGACGGAGAATATTCTGCTTTTGGTCCTTTTTCTCAAGTAGCTTTTGAAGCTAGTGAATTTAGTATACATCCTACTAGAGAGCCTTATAACACGGCTATGGAAAACAATATATCTAAAATAATATTAAAAGACTTTGTTACTCATGATATTCCAAAAGATGTTGTAGAAATAGATCTTTTATATAAGCCAGAAAATTCTAATATTATATATTCTTTAGACACAATAAAACCTTTTTTAGAAAACGGTAACTCAAATCCAGCTTGGTCAACTATTAATGGATCTACTAGTTCTCATGAGTTTGCTGGTAATTATATATATAACATATCTGTTTACCAACAAGCTAGCGACACTGGTTATTATGAAATAACTACGGATACTGTACATGCAGCAATCCCAAGCAATCAATCACTAAGACCTTACGATAATGTTCCTAAAGCAGCAAAAGCACAAGACTTTACTGCAAATAGGTTAATATATGGTAATTATATTCAAAATTTAAATATAAGAGATTACGATAACAACTTGTTTTTAGGCTATGAAAACAGGTCTATTGATCAAACAGGTGGTTTAGATTTTACTTTAGGTTTAAAATCTATTAAATCACAAAGAACATATCAAGCAGGTATAAGTTTTTTAGATTTATATGGTAGAGAAACACCTATATTTACTTCTGGAGAAACAAGTACTTTAAAAATACCATTTAACAAAAGTGTAGATCCTCTTGTTTTTGATGGTAACGCTTCTAAATCTAATAGATTAACAATTACAAATATACCTGGTGTTATTGGAAATAATAACGCTAGATATGAAGATCCAACTTTTTTTAAAATATACATAAAAGAAACTTCTTCTGAGTATTATAATTTAGTTTTAGATAGAGTATATAGAGCTGAAGACGATGGTAATTTGTGGTTGTCGTTTCCTTCGTCTGATAGAAATAAAATAAAAGAAGATGACTTTATAATACTTAAAAAACAACTAAATGAAGATGCGCAAGTTGATGAAGAAAATAAGTTTAAAGTAATTGATATAAAAAATGAAGCACCTAGATTTATAAGAGCAAAACATAGAAATTTAGGAGAAGTTGATGGAGGTGGTAATTTAAGTGATTTATTTATAGACCCTTCCTTACAGCCTACACAAGGTACTAATAAAATAGTAATAAGCAAAGAACAGTTATTAGACGAGCAAATAGCAGACTTACAAAAACTTTTTGATGAAAGCTTTAAACTATCAATTAAGTTTACAAAAGTATTAAGTAGTGGTGTTATTTTAAACTCAACTAGATATTTTATTACTAGTCTTACTTCTTTTGATGGTTCTCCAAATTATTATTCTATTAGTTTAGAAAAAACTATAGAACCGCAAGATGCTTGGGTAGAAAGCAGTGTTGGTGTTTTAGAACCTACGTTAAAAACAGTTTTTTTTAGAGAAGAGATTGATCAGTGGGAAGAGTTTCAAGGTAGATTTTTTGTTAAAATACTTTCTAATATAACTACAGCTAAATATTTAGAACAACAAATAGGTGAAAACTTACAGCAGATATTATCAGCTAGACTACAGCTTTTTGCTTTGATAGATAACGACAAGTATTTAGCAAATCCTAATTATACTCAAGGCGCAGCTACTAATTTATCAAGCACTGGCATTTCTGATACAAGAGCAGAATGGTTACAAGCGTTAAAATTTGGTGGTAATACAACTACTAGCGGTTGGTTTATAGATGGTATGGGCTCGGTGGCACAACAGCCTATTAAATACAATACATCTGTTGGTGGGCTTACAGTGCCTGACGTTAGTTCAAACAACCAGTCAGCTTTAGGTTTAACAACTTTTGTTACGCACGGCAATGAATTTGATGTTTCTGCTAGTGGTAATCTTTTTAAAGCAGGACCGCCTAGCGGTTTAAGTATTTCTTGGATTACAAATTACATACCAGATCTTGGTGTTGGGGCTTATGATTTTTCTGTGTTTCAAAACGATGGTAGTCCTGTTGATGGTGTAGAAGGTGTTTTTACGGCAGACGGTCAATACAATGTTTATAGTACATCTGCCGGAAGAGCTTGGAGAAAACAACCATATGGTAACTTTTTAGACCCTACTAATAACACTTTGCTGTATGGAGAAGATGTGTATGGAGATTCTGGCAGTAATGGTCACTACATGCATTTGTCTTTTGCAGGTGTTGGTGTTAACTTGCATAACGGTAGTTTACTAAACGATAATCCTAACAATATAAGTGGGTTGTATGGTGCTAGTAATGTTGCTCTTACTAATTTTATAGGAAGTAGTTATTTAATAGACTTACAAAATATAGAAAATTTTAATGCACAGGCAAATAATAGAAAAAAAGTATGTAACGTGTATCAAGATTATTCAAATAGAGATAATGAAAAAGTTATATCACAGTGGGATCCTGTTGGAAGAACTTCTCTTGGTAATTTTAGTCAATCAAATAAAGTTTTAATAGATAACTTAAATGTTGGCGCTAGATTTAGATTTACAAACGACAATAGTAATACTATATTTACAATTAAAAAAGTTGTAGAAAAAAGGCTTTATAATCACACTGCTTGGAACAGGCGTGTTGTGTGGGACTCAACTAATAACGAATATATAGAAGATACAGAAACTGTTCATTACGCTTGGGCAGATCTCGCAAAAGCAATATATAATGCTAATCAATTCTCTGTAAATGTTCAAGAGAAAAAAACTCAATTACAAAACAAACTAAGAGACTTTGGTGCTAAAGATAACAGAAGGACAATGTACGTTATAGAGTTAGATAAAGACCCTTCAGCACTTTTAAATTCTCCAGATGAATTAGCAGGCCCTTTAACTACTGTTGATTCAACTTTTATAGAGTTTTTACAAAACTACGTTAGTGATGAAGATGTGTTATTAAGTGAAAATCCAGCTGTATTTGAAACAGAGCCAAAAGAAAATGTAGACTTAGATATATACTACGAAGTAACACAAGCATATCCTTTACAGTTAGACACTCAAAGTGCTATTAATCCTATAGACAATAGAAAAAGTTATTTAGTAGGATCTGTGCACGATATTGTTAGATGTACAAAAGAAGAGTATAATATAGACATAAACCAACAGTTGTTAGACACAAGAGTTTACAACTGGAATGGAGATGTTGTTGAGATAAACAGCGGTTTAACGCCTCAGTTTGGTATGCCTTTACCTACTGATCCAACTGTTACTGTTCTTGCTAACGACGTAGAGCATCAAACAGAATTATTAACTGGGCATTTTTTACAATTTCACAAAATAGATGGCAGCTACGTTGAGCTAGAAATAGACTCTGTTGATAGTATATCAATAATAGATACGGTAGACTTAACATATTCTATAACCAAAATAAAAGTAAAACCTATTATTAACAAGCTTGGTTTATCATATCACAATTGTTATTCGTTTGGTAACGGAGTAGAGTCTAACAGAATAAGAGATGATTTTAACAAGCCTTTCGTTAAAAATGGTTTTAAAGTTTCTACGACTTTACAAGAACAATATTTAGAAGATAAGAGAACAAGTAGCTTAATATTTTCTGGTTTATATAATAAAAACACTAGCTTAAATGATTTAAATCAGTTTATAATGGCTGAAAAAATAACTAAAGAGCTAGAACCCACATACGGTAGCATACAAAAATTATTTGCTAGAGACAGTGATTTAATAGCACTTTGTGAAGACAAAATAGTACAGATATTTGCTGATAAAGATGCTATTTTTAACGCAGATGGTAATCCACAGCTTATAGCTTCAGAAAAAGTTTTAGGACAATCAAGGCCTTTTGTTGGTGAGTATGGTATATCTAAAAATCCTGAAAGCTTTGCTTCTTCGTCATATAGAGCTTATTTTGCAGATAAACAAAGAGGTGCAGTTCTTAGACTTTCAATGGATGGTTTAACGCCTATATCTGAAGCTGGTATGAAAGATTGGTTTAGAGATAAGTTTAGAGGTAATTATTTTAATATTATAGGAAGTTATGATGTAAATAAAGATAATTATCATTTAACTTTTGATTCTGGTAATAACTTCAATGATAATGATAATTTTAAATCAACTACTAGTTCTGTAACTGTAACGTATAAAGAAGCAGTTAAAGGTTGGGTAAGTTTTAAAGGTTTTATACAAGAGTCTGGCGTTAGTTGTGTTAATGATTATTTTACATTTAGAAACGGTGAAATATGGAAACATAATGTTGATGATCAAAAAAATAATTTTTATGGACAACCTCAAACTTCTTTTGTAACAGCAGTGTTTAATAATGCACCTACAGCTGTAAAACATTTTAACACATTAAACTATGATGGTCAACAAGGTTGGTTTTGTCAATTTATAAATACTGATTTAGAAAACGGAACTACGCTAGGTGATTTTATAAATAAAGAAAATAAATATTTTGCTACTATAACTAACGATGGTTTAAATACAACTGGAAACATAGATACAAGTTCTTTTAACTTTCAAGGTATAGGCATTGCTGATACTATAGATTATAACATATAATAATATGAAAAAAGTAAACAGTATAATTCTTAATAAAAACAAATTAAAAAGCACTGCTAATTTACTTGGTTATAAAATAACAGGTGAAGTAGGCGCCGTATTTAGTTTACAAGTAAAAGATAGTTCTTCGCCTAATAAGTTTTATAATTTTAAAACAAAAGCTTTTACAAATACGTTTACTTCTGAAAATACTTTGTCTAATGTAGTTTTAGACAATACTGCTTACTCAGGACAAATAAAAATACCCGCAGCTTCAAGTGGTGCATCATATAGGTTTTTAGTTTTTGCAGAACCTATATTTAATACAGAGATACAAAGTAATAATACTTTTTTTCTTAGAAAAGATATAACTCAAGAAGCAGGTGTTACTGTAAGGTTTAGCACGGCATCAGATCAAGCTGTTACTGCTAGCTACGTTGGCTTGGGCACTAATGTAGGAAGTACATCTGGTAGCGCAAATCAAACAGCAGGTAATGTTGTTACAATTACTGATTACGAAATAAAAGATAGTGAAGGTGCTTTTCTTGGTTATAAGTTTGAGTTTGACGTAGAAAGGTTTACGCAAAAAGTAGCTGATAGTTTACAACCTATAGACAGTGATTTTTTTACTTCACAATCAAAAACAACAAATGGTAGTGGCAGTAGTGCTACAGCTATGGTTTTAACAAACATAGACAATCTGGTTGTAGGCATGAGTTTAATTAGTATTACAAGTAGTACTGTAACAACTAGTGGTAGTTTAGGTGTGCTTACTTTTCCAACTATTACAGCTATAGATACAGATAATAAAACTGTAACTCTATCAAGCGCACATAGTTGGGCTGATAATAAAGCTGTTGTGTTTAGAGCTTATGGTAGTGATTTAATAACACAGTCGACAGGTGGCGTTTTTGAATTTAATAATTTTAAAGTAGAACCAGCTAGTCGTTTAGCTGCAGGAGTAGCATCTGGTTCAATAGCAAAAGGAAAGTTAAAACCTTTAGGTCATTTTGTTATTAACGGCACTATGGGTAGTCCTGGCACAACACTAACAGTTGATGACTCAAATGGAGTTAGTAGTGGCGCTAGAATATTTGGACCTCGTGTAGATACTAGTGGTGATAATAACTTAATATCATCTGTTAACGTTGCAGGAACATCAGTAGTTGTAGGTGGTAATCAACAGTTAAGCGACAACACTGTAATAAGTGTTTTAGGTGCTGCGCCATTTGCTTTTATAAGTGGTAATATAACAATAGCAACCTTTCCAAGTATTAGTACAGATATTTTCTACGATATAGACAGAGCAATAGTATTATCAACATTAAGTTAAAATTATGGCAGATAGAATAAATTTTTCTCAAAATATAAACGTTTCAGTACAAGTTGGTGATACTTTGTATTACACAAATGTAACTGGAGGTGCTGGTAATCCTATAGAAATAGGTCTTGTTACAGAAGTTGGTAGTAATTTTGTAGAAGTAGGTGGTGAAATAAACGGAGTTATACAATCAGCTTCAACACCAACTTTTGCAACTGATTTGTTTTTTATGTTTAAAAAACCAAATTTAAACAATGCTAGTGTAAAAGGTTATTTTGCAGAAGCTAGAATAGCTACTAATAGTAATGTTAAAACAGAACTGTTTACTTTAGGCTCTGAAATAACACAGAGTAGTAAATAAAATATAAAAAGTGTAATTATAAATACATAAATAAAAGAATATGAATATAGTAGGATATAGATCACCTTTCAAAAAGAAAAAGTCACCAATGAGGTTTGATCCCATTACCGCGTTAGCTTTATCTGCTGCACCTGGTTTAATAGGAGCTGGTACTAGTCTTCTTGGCAGTAATACAAGAAAAAACGAACAAAGAAACGCTAGAAAAAAATTTGATGATGCTTTTAAAGAATTTGAAGACATGCAGTTTGAAAATCCATATGCAAACTTAACAAACCCTCTTGCTGGTATGCAAAATCCATATGCAGAAAATTTATATGAAGATTTAACAGTAGATACTGGTGCGGCTGATTATTTAAAACAACAGCAACAACAATCACAAGCTAACTTAATGCAACAGTTTAGAGGTGCTGCTGGTGCTTCTGGCGTAGGTGCTTTAGCGCAATCACTGTCTAACATAGCTAACGAACAAGCTAGAAAAGCTTCTTTACAATTAGCACAACAAAGACAAGCTAATGAAAAACTTAGGATAGCAGGTGAAGAACAAAGAAGAAAAGCTGCTTATGATATTGACTTAATGCAAAGAAGAGCTACAGGTGAAATAAATATATTAAAAGCAAGTGGTGAAGAGAAAAAACAATTAGCTGAAGCTAAGAAACAAGAAGCTTTACTTGGTTTAGCTGCAGATAGAAAAATGGCTGCAGATTTAGCTATAGAAACAGCTAGAGCTGGTTTTATTTCTGGCATAGGAGATGCTGCTGGTGGTATAACTGGTTTGTTTGCTAAAGGAGGTATGATGTATGGTAAAAGACTAGGTAAAGATGATGCTGGTAAATTAATTTTTGAAGACATACCTGGTTTTAGCGGTTAATAAATAAAATATTAAACAATGGCAGAAGAAAATAACAACGAAAATATTACAGTACCAAATGTAAATCTTACAGGCCCAGAAGGTTATAAAGGTATATTTGATATAGATAAAACTTTAGGTTTAGGTGCTGCGGCAATACAAGCAAGATCTATAGATAATACAGCTATAGATGAATACATAAGCACAATAGAAACACCAGCTAGTGGTAGTGCTCTTGATAAAGTTGCTGCTATGTATAGATCACAAAGTTTAGGTGCTGTTCTTCGTGTGAAAAAAAATGTTACAAATCTTATAGGACCTACTGTTAACTTAATCAAAGAAAGAGAAGCTGCTTTTAAAGCAAGGTTTGCTATATTACAACAAAGTTTACCAGATATTTCTAATTCAGTTATTTTTGGTGATAATGATGGTACTCCAATACCTATAACAGATGATATTGTTTTTAGAGCTAGTCAGGTTAGAGAAAACATGCGTTTACTAGCCGCTTTAAATCCTGCAGATGAAAGATACGCTAATTTACAGAAAAAAATAGAAAAAAACCAAGATGTTGTTGTTAATTTTGATGTTGTAAATAAACGTTTATTAGAAATAAGAAACGGCGAGCAAGTACCTGAAAGTGATTTTGGCAAAGATATGACAGATGAAGAAAAAGCTATGTGGCTTGATATTTATAATGAAAAAGGTGAAAATATAAAAATTAATGAAGATGGTAGACTTATATGGCAAGATCCAAATAATCCTGATACACCACCTATTTATTTAGATAAAATAGCCGCAGAACCGAAACAAAATTTAGGAGTGCCTCAAGACGTTGATGTTTTAATAAGAGGTGAAGCTCTTGATTTTAGAAATGCATTGGAAAGAAATCAAGCTGGTAGTGCTGCTAACAGTATAGGTAGCGAGGTTTATAACGTGAAAATGTTGCCTTTGTTTGCTAAAATGACAAAGTTAAAACCTGATCAAATAAATTCTTTAGTATGGAATGGTTTTGGTGCAAACGAATTTTACGACGGTATTAATACAGACAGCTTTGTAAGCTCATTAATAGCTAATCAAATTATATACAATTCAGAGTTTAATGAAAAATACGGAGGAGAGGACGGTGTAATAGATGTAGAAAATATTACTCCAGAAGAAAATGCTGCTATTATAAACGACATGAAACGTGATGGCACAATAAAAGAATACTACGATGCTGAAGGTAATTTAGTAAGTATGAAAACTCAGTTTTTAAAATGGTATAAAAGTACTGTAAACGGTATAATTACAGATACAACATACACAGCTCCAGTTTCACAAGATAATCGAGTTACAAGTACAACTACAAACAATCAAGATGGTGGAAGCGGAGATGATCGTGTAATAATTTATGATTTTGATGACGATGAAGATGATGATGGTGGTGGTGATGATAGTGGTTCTATTGTTATACCTTCTGATGATCCTAATCGTGATATGTTAGCTTTAAATAATGTTGATCAAACTTCAAATAATATTTCACAAGGAGATCCAATAATTGCTTCTATTTTACAAGATCAAGGTATAGATGTAGATATGTACGATGCTCTAGGTAATTTTAAAGGAGCGCCAACTGATGATCCAAATTTAACAGCTAGTACTGATGAATCTGTAGGATTTAATGATGTTATTGCACCATTTAAAGCAGTAAGTAACTATTTAGAAACTGGTAAAACTCTTCAGTTTTCTAAACTACCAAAATCTAGAGGTATTGCTAGAAATGTAATGGCATCAATTATAGGTAAAGATTTAGCAACTGAATATATAGGTAAAGATGGTGACCTTTTTAAAGCTGAAAAAATGGATTTTGCTTTAAATAAATATGGTGAAATAATGCAAACTACAGATGGTGTAAACTGGACAAAAGCACCTTTTAATAACAATAATATTGCTTATAATTTAGTTATAGACCATTTAGTTAATAATAATCGATTAAAAAATCCTGTTTATAGAGAAATTTTACCTGTTGGTAATTTTAATGATTATGCTAGTAATTTTAATAAAATAAGTAGCGGCGAATCAAAAACTGCTAATATTAAAATGAATCCTGATACTATTTATCTTGACTTCGATAAAGAAACTAAATTACCTAAAAAAAGAGCAACCGCTAGAAACATAACTTTTACTTTTGAAGACGGACAAGGTTTTATACAGTATTTTCCAGATAATGAAAAATACGATAAATTAATGCCTAAACTGCCATACGATCCAGAAGAGATTATCAATATGTACAAAAGGCTTTTTCCAAAAGCTAAAGAAAAAGATATAAAAGCTTTTGTTAATGAGCAAATAAAAAACTCTATAGAAAGAGAAAAAGAAAAAGAAAAAGAAAATAAAGAAAAAGACAAAAAAGAACTTGATACTAAAAAAATGTCTGAAGATTTAAATAAAAGATTAGATAATTTATTAGTTCCATATGCGGTTGTAGGTGGTAGAAAATTAGAGTTTAATAAATATTTACTTCAGTATGATGATAACAAGTTTGTTATTAATTCTTTAAATAGAGAGTTTAAAAAATATGGCTTTCATTTTTTCAATACAACAAAAAATAGAACTGCCACTTCTTTCACAGATATGGATACTTTAGTTTTTTTCCATGAAACCGATCCTAAAACAGCTGTATACTTTAGATTTGACACAATGGGTTCTGATAAAACAAATACTGAAAAGATGATAAAAATTATGAAAAAAATGTATGAAAACAGAGACAAGAGTAGAAGAGATTATAACAATACTATAGTTGATTTTACGTTACCGATGCCAGGCGTTGATTTTGAGAGTGATTTTAATCCTTTTGATGATAAGCATGTTTATTAAGCTATAATATAAAAAAATACAATGTCTGATAACCCTACAACTCAAGAAATACTTTATGGTGCGCTTTTTAGGTATCAAAACGAGCAAATATTACAACAGCAGCAGCAACAGCAGCAGCAACAGCAACAGAAACAGCAGCAGCTAAACGCAAGTATAAGTGATACTGAAAAGTTTTTAAACGTTTTTCAAAACGCAGGAAGAAGTTTGCAACAAGCTTTTATTTCTACACAAGCGCTTGGTTTGAAGTGGTCTAGTTATTTAGGCTATGACGCAGAAGCATTATTACAGCAAAAGTATGAAGCTGTACAAGAGCTTAATGAGTTGATGGAATATACGGGTGAAGGTATAGTTGGAGGTTTTAATGCTGGTGATATAGGTGATATAGGTCTTGGTATTACAAATGCTTTAACCAGTGTTCTTACCACTGTTGTACCTGCTATGCTTACAAGAGGTGTTACCTTAGTACCGCAAGTAGCTGCCCCAATGTATACAGAATACAATATAGAAAAAGCAAAAAGCTTGTATGGTGATCAAGATGTAAATCTTTCTATAAAAAAATTATTAGAAAATAACGAAGACGAAGTTACTACACCTGTTCTTTTAGGTCTTACTGCGGCTGCACTTGAAAGAGTAGGTTACAAAGGTATAACTAACTACATGTTAGACAGGGCTAAAACTACAGCTGTTAAACGTATTGTTGGTTTAGTTGGCACTGGAAATAGAGAAGGTTTAACAGAATATTTTCAAGGTGGTTTAAACGCCGCTAACATATCTCTTGCTAAACAAGAAGATCCAATAGCCGCTGTTTATAATCACTTAATTAGCGAACAAGCTTTAGAAGAATATTTACAAGGTTTTGTTGGTGGAACTGGTATGTCTGCTGGTGGACGTATTATAAACAGAGCTTTTAGAAGTGATAAAGATAATTTAAAAGTAAATGAATATATTGATGCTCTAGGTGCTTTACAACAACAAAAAGTTAACTCAAGAACACAAGAAGGTAAAGACGCTATTGATAAAAAAATTATAAACGTAGAAAATAATTTTAAAAAATTTTTAACAGATAATAGAAAAAAATCTAGTTACATAACTAAAGAACAAACAGACGAGTTAATAAATATATTAGATACAAAGAAAAAATTAAACGCTAAACTTGAAACATTTCAAAATCAGTTTAAAAACAAACAATTAACTCAAGAAGAGTTTAATAATATTGCTGAAGATGTAAACAATAGTTTACAGGTTGAAAACAAAAAAATAAATGATATAAAAATAGAAGCTAATAAAAAGTTTCTAATGGATGATCTTAGAACTAGTGAAACAGCTATAAACAAAGTATTAGGTTTAGAACAAAAAACATATAAAACAAAACAAGAGTTTTTAGACGCATATAATGCTAAAACTGGCAAAAACAAAACGCTAGAAGACATGAGAGGTGTAGATGGTGTAGTTGTAGATAGTGAAATAATGATTAACGTTGAAACAGCTGCAGAAAACAACGCTGTTACAGTAGGTTCACATGAATTACTACATAGTATAGTTAAGTCATCAATAACTGGTAAGATTAGAAACGTAAAAGATGTTAATGGTAACACTGTTGAAACGGATTTAACTGAAGAAGGCGCTGTATTAATAAAAGATTTTTTAGGTACTTTAAACGCAAAAGAAAAAGCAGTTGTACAAAAAAGAATAGATAATAACTACAGGTATAATAGAGATAAAGATGGTAAAATAATATCTGAAAAAGCTTTTGAGCAATACGCTGAAGAATATTTAAACGCTTATGCTGATGCTGCTATAAAAAACGAACTTACTGATAGTGTTTTAGTTAAAATAGGTAAGTTTTTATCTAAAATATTTAATAGAGGTAATAGAGGTTATAAAAATTTAGAATTTAAAACAGGAGAAGATGTTAAAACATTTTTAAAAGCTTATGTGTCAGACAGAAAAAAAGGTAAGTTTAGACAGCAGTTTATTGAAATGGCACAAGAAGGTGTTAAACAAGGACCTATTATAGAAAAAAAGTCTTTAACAAAAAGAGATTTAACGCCAGCACAAACAACAAAAGAAATAAATGATCTTGGAAAACAAATTGTAGATGAAGATGGCACCGTTATAAATTTAGAAGAAAAAGGTGGAAATGCTTATTTTGAAGTTGAAGCTGAAAATATTTATAAAAAAATACAAGAACAAGGTTTATTAGATAATCTTATTTTAAAACAACCACACAAAGGGGTTGATGACAAAACGTTTTTAGACACAACTTACGCTGAGCTTTTTCCTTGGTTTAAAAAATACCAACCTGAAAGAAAAAATCCTAGCGGTTTATTTGGGCATATTAATGCTCAAATAGCTAATAAAGCAAAAGATGCTTATAATAGTATCACAAAAGGCCAGGCAACAGCTCCTACTGTAGATATAGGCCAAACAACTAAAGAAGGTGAAGTAAAAGTACAAGTTGCAGCAGAAGAAGATGTTAGAACTAAAACGTTTGAAGAAGAAGATATATCACCACAAGCTAGAGCTAAGAAAAAACAAGAGACAACTAAACAAAAAGAGCCTACAAAGTCAAAGCTTAGACAAGCGATGGGTATTGAAGACGGTAGTGACGCTTATAATGCTGTATTAGAAACAGCTCGTAAAGTATTAATTAGAGCTTATGATGCTGGTAAAACAGCTAGGCAAATACAAAGAGATTTAACTGGTGAAGCATCTACATACTTGTTCAAACAAGTTAAAAATATGCTTGGTACTAAAAGAAAATATATTGGAACTATAACTAAGTTTAGAGTACCGTTAATTAATTCTATGTTTACAGCGGATTTAGTACAGATGGAACGTAATATGCCAGATAATGAAAGAGTTTTTACTAAATTTGTAAGTAAACTAACTAGTAAAAAAGAAGTGCAAAAAGCTGTTGATAACAATCAACTACCACCATCTGCTTTAAACACTATAGACAAAGGACAATCTGTTTCTTTGTACGAAAAAGTTACACAAATAGAAGGTAATCAAAAACAAGAAAATGATTTTATGGCGTTTTTTGATCAACCACCTATAAATCCTAAAACAGGTGCTAGATCAGGGCTAAAAGGTACTAGAAAAGATCAATTAGCTAAATACGTAGCAGCATCATTAAACTATGATGCTACAATGCAAGTAGCTCAAGAACCTGAAGTTGCTGAAAAAAGACAACAAATGGCTGAGTTAAGAGGTGAAACTATGGATGATACAGATATACAAGTTTTATCTGCTACTATAAATAGAGACCCTAGCATTAAGTTTAGTAAGTCAAGTAAGCCTGTTGTAGATAAAAACTTAGCATATCATATAAAAGAAGTTTTAAGGTTAGATAATATAACAAAACAAGAAGATTTTGAAAATTATTCTAAAGATTTAGTTTTTAAAGTACCTGGTCAAGGAGTTACTATAAATTCACCCATGTCTACTAAAGATAAAGCTTTATTTGCTAGAGAAGCTTTTAGGATTAGAAATGAAGGTGCATATGAAAGAAATAATGACAGAGAGCTTGATAGTTTTCTTCTAAATGGTATTGAAGAAGCTAGAAAAAATGGTAAAGTTGAAACTAGAGGTAAGATTTTAGAAAACGCTAGTAAAGATATTGTAAATAAAAATACTAAAGGTAAGTTAACAGATGGATATGGAGATATTTCTTTAATTTATCCTGGCGTTACATTTAATTTAGAGGTAAAAGGAGGTTTTGCTCAATGGGTTAGTAGAACTTTAAACGCTGTAGGAGATACGCTTAGTTTTACAACTAAAAATAATACTATAGACGAAACTACTGGAAAACCATTTGAAGAAGCTATTATTAAAAAAGTTTTAGAAATTAGAAAAGAAGTTAATAATTTTTTAGCTGAAAATAATATTGAAACTATTAAAGACTTTACTAAACCTTTACAGGTTGGATCAAAGCAGTTTGAAGCATTAAAAGCTTTTAAAAATAGTTTTCAAGTAGATACTACTGTTAGTTTAGATTACGTAATGCGAGATTATATTTTAAACAATTATTCTGGTAATAACGCACAAAGTTTGTTACTAGTAGATTTTAACGCTTATTTAATGGAAACTGATAGTGAATCATATAGAAACGCTAAAGTTGCTGTTGATATGTTTAATGAAGGTAAACCTGTAGAGCAACAAATAATACCTTTGCAACTTAACAAAGAAACAGATGCTATAACTGTACATATTAGTTTTCAAGTTTCTGATGCTGGTCTTATAAATCATAGATTTAGACCTAAGTTAGATGATAATCAATTTGTAAAATCTAACGTTAATTTATTTAAAGATTCTAAAGTGGCTAAAGAATTTGGTCAAGCTTTAGATAAAGCTGCAGAAAAAATAGCTTTAACAAAACAAAGTAAATCAGCTGCAAATACTAGAAATATTGAAAAATATAGTAAAACATCTAGAGGTATGTCTGCTTTTGATTTTGATGAAACGTTAATTGATAAAGGTGATAATTTTATTATAGCTACTAGTCCACAAGGTAAAGAAATAAAAATAACTAGTAGTCAATGGCCAATAAAAGGTCCTAAGCTAGCAGAGCAAGGGTATAAGTTTGATTTTAAAGATTTTGTAAATGTTAGAGGCGGTGTCGAAGGACCTTTATTACAAAAGCTTAGAAACAGAATAAAAAAATATGGTGCTAAAAACAACTATGTACTAACTGCTAGGCCACCAGCAAGCGCTACGGCAATACACGGTTGGCTTAAAACAAAAGGCATAAACATACCGTTAGAAAATATTACTGGTTTAGGTAATAGTACTGGTGAAGCAAAAGCACTTTGGATAACTGGTAAATATTCAGAAGGTTATAATGATATATATTTTGTTGATGATGCTTTACCCAACGTAAAAGCTGTAGCTGATGTAATAAACCAGCTAGACATTAAAGGTAAGTCTGTACAAGCTAAAGTAAAGTTTAGTAGATCAATTAATGATCAGTTTAATGATATAATAGAAGATACTACTGGCGTTGATTCACAAAAACGTTTTTCAGATGTACAAGCTAATTTAAGAAGTAGAAAAGGTAGGTACTTTAATTTGGTGCCACCATCTGCTCAAGACTTTATGGGCTTATTATATAACTTTTTAGGTAAAGGTAGAGTTGGTGAAAGACAATTTGAGTTTTTTAAGAAAACTTTAATAGATCCTTTTGCTAAAGGTATAAACGAACTTAATACAGCTAGACAACGTACAATGGAAAAATACAAAGAGCTAGTAAAAAGTTTACCTAAAGTTAAAAAACAATTAACTACCGAGTTAAAAAAGTTTGAAAATACACCTGATTATATTAAAAATTATAATGTTGATCAAGCCGTTAGGGTGTATTTATGGAATAAAAACGGTATTGAAGTACCTGGTATGACAAAAAGAGATGCAAAGGCTCTTACAGAATTTGTAGAAAATAATCCAGATATAAAAGCTTTTGCTGATGCTGTTGGTACAATATCAAAAGAACAACAAAGCTTTACAGCTCCAAGCGAGTATTGGTTAACAGAAAACATAAAATCAGATTTATTTAGTGATGGTGCTTTAGGTGATGTAAGATCTAAGTATTTAGCTGAGTGGCAGTTAAATATAGATCAAATGTTTAGCCCTGAAAACATGAATAAAATAAAAGTTATATATGGCACTAAATTTGTAGAAGCTTTACAAGACGTTTTATATCGTATGAAAACTGGTAGAAACAGGCCTACAAATAAAAGTAGATTAACTAATGAATTTATGAACTGGGTTAACGGATCTATAGGTGCTATAATGTTTTTTAACATACGTTCTGCTGTATTACAGACTATATCTTCTATAAACTACATGAACTGGAGTGATAACAATCCGCTTAAAGCAGCTGCTGCATTTGCAAATCAAAAACAATTTTGGTCAGATTTTGTTTTCTTGTTTAACTCAGACTTTTTAAAACAAAGACGTGCTGGTAATCAAAGAGGTGTTAACGAACAAGAATTAAGCGAAGCTGTTACTGGTAAAGGTGCTTACGAGCAAGCTAAAGCTGCTATAAGATATTTATTAAAAATAGGATTTTTACCTACACAATTAGCTGATAGTTTTGCTATTGCTTCAGGTGGTGCTACTTTTTATAGAAACAGAGTTAACAAGTATATGAAAGACGGTATGTCTAAGTTTGAAGCTGAAAAACAAGCATTTTTAGATTTTCAAGAAATAACAGAAGTATCACAGCAGTCTGCAAGACCTGATTTAATATCACAGCAACAAGCTGATGCCTTAGGTAGGATGATATTATCTTTTCAGAATACACCTATGCAATATGGTCGTATTATGGACAAGGCGTTTAGAGATATTATAAATGGTAGAGGTGATACTAAAACACATGTTTCTAAAATAGCTTATTATGGTATTGCACAAGGTATATTATTTACAGCTTTACAGTCTGCTTTATTTGCTACGATGGGTGATGAAGATGATGAAGCAAAAGAAAAGAAAAAAGAAAGGATGTTAAATAGTATTTTTGATTCTTGGTTATCAACGTTTGGTTATGGTGGTAAAGGTGTTGCTACATTAAAAAACACGTTGTTAGAATATCAAAAACAAAGAGCTAAAGATCTTGATGAAAAGTTTATGACTAGACCTGATCACACTTATACTATATTAGCAGCGCTTAGTTTTTCACCACCTATTGGTTCTAAGCTTAGAAAAATATATTCATCTATACAAACTGAAAGATTTAATAGAGATATAATGAAAGAAAGAGGTTTTAAAGTTGATAATCCTGCTTTTAGTGCTATAGGTAATGTTATAGAAGCTGTTACTAATTTACCATTAGCTAGACTTTCTAACAAGCTACGTAACTTAGAAAACGCTTTAGACAGTAGAAATGAAACTTGGCAAAGAGTTGCTTTAGTACTAGGTTGGAATACTTGGGACTTAGGTATAAAAGATCAAGATATAGAAGCTTTAGGTGAAAATATAAAAGAAAGAAAGAAACAACAGAAAAAAATGGATAAAATAAAAGAAAAATATCCAGGAAAAACTAAAGAAGAAATAGATATAATTATAAAAGAAAAAGAAGTATTTGATTTAAGTAAAAGAGAGCAAGAAAATATAATAAAACAAAACAATTTAAACCCTAAAGATTATAGATTAGAAAAAGATAGAGTTAGTATTATAATGGAGCTTCGTAATAAAAATACAAAAAAAATAGACAAACAACTAACTGATATTAAAAATTACAAACCAAGCAAGTCAGAGCAAAGAGAAATAGACTTGTTTAAAATGAATAAAAAAGATCAAGTTAATTTGTTGTTAAATTTTGGCTTAACAAATAAACAAATTAAAGCACTTAAGTACGAAGAAGATAGAGTTAAAAAAATTATAGAGCTTGAAGAAAAAAGTAAAAATCGTTAAAAACAAGTGATTGTATAATATATATATATAAAAAGCAAAATGGCAAAAGAATTAAATGAAGATACAGCGTTTAAATTAAGCATAAAAACTATAATAGGTGCTGGTTTTGCAATAGCAACTTTAGCTGGT